AAGTCTGGCAATGGTTATGCTGTTATCCGATTCCTGCCTGCTCCTGATGGAGAAGAGATGCCTTGGGCAAAGGTCTGGAGTCACGCATTCAAAGGTCCTGGTGGACAATGGTACATCGAGAACTCCCTCACCACTCTTGGTAAGGATGATCCTGTCGGTGAAATGAATCGCGAACTGTGGAACAGTGGTCGTGATAGCGATAAAGAGATCGCTCGTGCTCAGAAACGTAAACTCTCTTACTACTCCAACATCTATGTTGTGAGTGATCCTGCTCATCCTGAGAACGAAGGTCGTGTCTTCCTTTATCGTTTTGGTAAGAAGATCTTTGACAAACTGACTGAGGCAATGCAACCTGCATTCGTCGATGAGTCACCTATCGATCCTTTCAACTTCTGGAAAGGTGCTGACTTCAAACTGAAGATCCGTAAGGTCGAAGGTTACTGGAACTATGACAAGTCTGAGTTTGCTTCACCTAGCACTCTCTGTAACTTTGATGATGACAAACTGGAAAGTATCTGGAATGAAGGATACTCTCTTGCCGAGTTTGAAGATGCTAAGAACTTCAAGTCCTATGAGCAACTACAAGCACGTTTGAGACTGGTTCTCGGTAAGACTTCGACTGCATCTGCTCCCACTATTCGTGAGGATGAAGAGGAAGTGTTTGCTAAACCTCAACCAGTAGAAAACTGGGGTGAAGAAGTTGCAGACTTCCGTCAAAAAGCAGTCGCAGCATCTCCTGTAGAGGATGAAGATGATACTCTGTCTTACTTCGCTAAACTTGCTGAGGAAGACTGATGAAAGTTGCTATACTTTCTGCTTTGATGCTCATTGCTAGTGCTTCACCTGCACTAGCGCATCATGAAAGCATTGGTGATAGATCTAATCGGAGAGCATATCGTGATGTGTATATCGAAAAGCATTACTATCACCCTCCGAGGCATCGCCACTATCATTGGCATGGAGATGGTTCGTATCATTACCATCCTCATAGAAAGCATGGCAATCATCATAGGGGACACCATGAGCATAGGTATCACCGACACCCAAGGGTTCCCTTCCTAAACATTGAGATCCATTGACCAAAACGAAAACCGACCTTTGATTCCCTGAAACGGCGGAAAAAATCCCCGCCAATTTTTGGGTTTCTAGGGTTTTCTGAACTGTTGCTCTAGTAAAATACGCATTAGACTATTTCTAAGCATTATTAGTGCTTCCTGTTCATAAGCGTCACCGCCAGGCCATTTCTCAAGATAAAAACAGACGGACTTGTATGTTAAGTACAGTCCGTCTTTTGACATTTCTATGGGTATTAAATCTTCTGGATTAATATCCTCCACCGTAATATCCTCCACCAGAAGAACCAGAACTGCTAGAACCGCTGGATCCGCTAGAACTAGAAGAACTCGAACTACTGCTAGAAGAACTAGAACTTGAACTACTGCTAGAAGATGAAGTAGAACTACTGGAAGGAGATGACGTAGTTGTTGTTGCAGTTGTTGATGCTACTGATGCTGATGTAGAACTTACTACACCTACTGATGCATTACTAGGACCATTGTCAAATGAAGTTACAACATCACTAACTGCTGTACGACTTCCACTACCAGTAACGCTAGTATCATTATTAATAAATCTAGATGACATACTTAGAGGGGTTTTCTTATTTCCAAATTTATCAACTTCAGCATGTAGTTCATACTCAAGGAGTTCCTGCATCTCTTCTTGCATGATATCAACCATAATTCCATTAGGAAGTCCAATCAATCTTTTTTGTTCGTTCAGGTAATTTTCATACTCATAGTTTGATACGGGATATCTAGACTCTTCTTCAGTTTTGATTGAACCATCGGGCATAGTAGCTCTAAAACCAGCATTCACGTCAATACCCTTTTTAATGTAAACGATATCTTCGTACATAATTTCATTTGTTTCATAATGATGAATAGAATCAGGATCTGAATATGCCTCTGATACAAATTTCTGCAGATTTCCTTCAGATTTTGGCCACTGACTATAGAAATCTGTAATATTATTAGAGAGAAGGATAACCCAATCTAAGAAAGGATCTCCATATAGACGATTTGCTAGAAATGACGGAGATTCTCCATCTCGAATAGAATACGCTTCAAACGATGTGACATATCGATCTAAGTCATCTCTTGCCTTAACTCTACGGAATATGTTTTTTGTGAGACGATATTTGAATGCCTCGTTAGAGGTTACGCCTTCACCAACATATACATTTGGAAAATAAGAAAAATAAGATGCCATGTTAGAATCCGTCGTTAATGTCTACTGTAGTGACAAGTTTGGTTTCAGTAAATGATAATGTTAGGTTTAATGCAGGAACTTGTATTGATTGTTTGGGGTCAGTACCAGGTTTTTTGAATGCTGTATACTGACCATCTGGAGTATAATTAACTTGAATACCAGTACATACTGACGGATGAATTTTAAAGTGCATGAAATCTTTGTCACCGTCTTTATCTGCCTGTCCGTCTGGTCTTAGTCGTATAAATTTGATATTGAAACTATCTGGTACTGTAAAAAATCTATTACCAGAAAGACTTCTAGTTAACTTTTCAATATCTTTTTTGCCAGCAGTATCATCACTACTACCTATATTTGGTACAGCACCTTCTTTGAAGTAGTTTAGAATGCTTTGCATTTCCTTTGCTTCTTCTGGACTTCTAGCAACGAGTTTAAAGTTGAAGCTATGCTGTCTAAAATTAATACCAGTGAAGACGTTTTCTTTATATGGATTAAATACTCTACCTCGTGTTAATGCTTGGAGTGAATTTGCATCAATTCCTCCTGCTAGTCCTCCCATTTGAGCAGCACCGTTGATTGCCCCTGCAAATGCTCCTGAAGCAAACTCTGGTAGAACAGCACCAGCAGTATCACCGAGAAGTTGCGCCATGTCTTCTGTGCTTGCCGAACCATTACCGACTGCCTGAATTGCAGCAGCACCTGCAGCACCGAGTTCAACTTGACGATATGATGGGGAGTATTGTGTTTGTAGTCCCTTTGGCATAGCAAGATAAACTCTATTTTTATCTAAGTTTCTCTTTGCCGAATTAGAACCAGGTAGACTATATCCTCTGAATCTATTATCGTCGTATTTGACACTTGTTCGTTGAAAACAAACATAGTCAATTGCTTCTGTAGCACCATCTTCTGTGCTAGCAGAACCATTTTCTACTGGTGCCTGTAATGGGTATCTGTATATTGCCAACAGTCGGACCTAAATATAGTGTGACCTCTATATATTTATGCGCTATTATAAAGGAAAATACAGACCGTCTTTTCCTGGGAAGTATAAAGGCGATCCTAGTAATGTGATTTATCGCTCTTCTTGGGAGTATAAATTTATGAAATGGTGTGATATAACACCATCCGTCCTAGAGTGGGGCAGTGAAGAGATTATTATTCCATATGTTTCTCCAGTTGATGGTAGAAGACATAGATATTTTCCAGATTTTTACGTTAAGATCAAAAACAAAAAATATCTGGTTGAAGTAAAACCACTTAAACAAACTAAAGAACCCAAAACTCAAAAAAGACATACAAAACGATATATAAATGAAGTAGTGACGTATGCTGTCAATCAAGCAAAATGGAAAGCAGCAACAGAATTTTGTATGGACCAAGGTTGGGAGTTTATGCTAATCACAGAAAAGGAACTTAAGGTATAAAATGGGCATTCCAAGGCAAGAATCTGCAAGATATAGTTCTCTTCAGGAGTTTATTAGTTTTTCTAATAAAACTGATACCTCTCCTAGTTTTACTAACTTATTTTCGGTGCATTTCTCTACTCCTCCGATGATTGCAAATGAAACTCGGGGTAATAAATTTAAACCTGAAGTTGGTGATATGTCATTGCTGTTGGATTACTATGCAAAATCGGTAAATCTTCCTAGCAAACAAATTACTACAGGTCAAGTCACTACTGTTGGTGCTGGATATAAAATTGCCACGGGAACAGCATTTAGTCAAATCTCCATGACATTTACTATTCCTCGTTCTCAACAAACACGAAACTTTTTTGAGAGATGGACAAGTTTAATGGCAAATGATGCCAATCAATATACTGATTATTATGATACCTATTGTGCTCCTCAGGTAATCATTTATAAGTGGGAAAGAGGTGGTGGAGATTATGCATATTCAGATCCAAAATCTATTAGGGCACTTAGGCAAAGTGGAGATAACTTTTTACTTGCAAGAAAGAATAAACTGACTGCTGCTTGGGTATTAAATAAAGTATTTCCATATAACATTGGTTCTATTCAGTTAGATAATGCTCAGGCAAAGACAATGGATCTTAGTGTTCAGTTTTATTATGAGAGATATAGGTTCTTTACTGAAGATCAATTTGATGCTCCTGGAGTAAAGGATACTATTACTATTCCATCAGGTGGTGGTGATAGTGATGGGGAATACATTGCTGGAGAAACTGCTGGAAACAAAACTGTCGATAACAGGATGGGTGGGGACGTGAGGACCAGAAGTCTTAATACTGACCTGATTCAACAATATATCGATACCTGAACCTCCATAAATAAAATTACTGAATTGAATTTCTATGGCATTACCTAAATTAAATGTACCTAGGTACAAACTGAAACTGCCATCTGATGGCAGAACTGTGAATTATAGACCGTTTCTTGTTAAAGAAGAGAAGTTACTTCTCCTCGCTACTGAAACAGGAGAGCAAGACGAAATTATTAGTGCAATCAAAAACATCATTGCACAATGTACTGATATTACTTCAGTTGATAAACTAGCAACATTTGATATTGAATTTTTGTTCTTACAAATTCGTACAAAATCTGTTGGTGAAAACGTTGCTGTAACGGTGACTTGCTCTGATGATGGAGAAACTGAAGTTGAAGTTTCAATTCCTCTAGATGAAATTAAGGTTGTAAAAACCAGAGGTCATAAAAAGGAACTGAAACTTGATGATGAGATTGCCGTTACTATGGGATATCCTAATCTCGCATCTTTTGTAGAGATGAATTTTGGAGAAGATGTCAATCAAATTGATCAGATCTTCCAAATGGCAGCAAGTTGTATTGAAACAATTGCTGATGCTAATCAAATTTATGAATGTAAAGATGTGCCAAAATCGGAAATTTTAGAATTTCTTGATCAACTAAGCAGCAAGCAGTTTGCAGAACTTCAAAAATTCTTTGAAACTATGCCTAAACTGTCGCATAAGATCCAGGTAACCAATCCTAATACTGGGGTTGAATCTGAAGTTGTTCTTGAGGGATTAGCGAGTTTTTTCGCGTAGCACTCCTTCACAACAGTCTTCGTTCTTATTATGAGGGTAACTTTTCATTAATGCATCACCATAAATGGAGTATCGAACATATCGATAATCTGATGCCTTGGGAAAAGGAAATCTATGTGAATTTGTTAATACAATTCTTAAAAGAAGAAGAACGTAGAATGAAGGAGCAGCAAGCAGCAGGTGGCTAA